TCATCATCTCTACCTATAGCGAATGTAGTGTCACCAAAGGCTTGAGTTTCGCCACCCACATTAGGATATATAATTTCAAAGGGATCGTCATAGTATCTCATCTTTGCTATCCCTTCTGCAAGATCATCAACATCACCATCGTAACCAGAGTATTTTTTTATTTCTTCAAAGAATTCATCTGGATTTAACCCTCTATCTCTTAAATTTGCAGTTTTCTCAAGCTCTAATGCTCCAGTGCCGTTTATCAAACCATCTTCATGTAAAAAACGGATTGCTTCTGATCTCATAACCCTATTATCAAGAGCCAAAAACTGAGCAACATCTTGTATAGCACTGTCATACATTTCAGATAATGTAATTGGATCTTGCCTAGCTGTTTCATAATCGAATGTCATCTGAGGTGCTGAATCATCACCAAAATCTCTAGCATCCTTTGTAATTCTTACTTGGTTTTCATTCACATGTTTGATTGCATCATCCATGGTTGCATCTGGATTATTTCTGATAAAATCATCCAAACCTGTAAATTCTAATTCTTTTGCTTTTGTATTTTTGCTTGCCCACTCAAGTATTTGCTCACCCTTTAAGTTTTGAGGTGCTCTGACCATAGAGTCAATTATCGGAGATCTTAGTTGAGATTGATAAATTTTAGGTTCCATAAGAGCAGCACGCTCGTCATTAGGAAAAGCACGATTTCCGTAATTTTCTTCCGCAGTGAGATTTCTTACTCTGTCATTAAATTGCTTATCTTGTGCTTCAAAAACTTTTAATCCTTTTGTATCTGGAGCTTTACGAACATTTAAGGATTGCCCTATCCTTTTTACTTCTTCCTGAACTTTTTTTATTTGTTCTGGATCTGTTATATTTTTTTGACTTTGTATTAACTCACCTATTCTTTTTTGTTTTTCAGCTTTACTGGCAGTATCTAAGTCAAATGTTACTTGTTGCAATCCTGTCTTTTCAGCCTGTCTTTCAGCTTTTTGTATTTCTATCAGTTCTTCTCTTGCTCCACCCAATGCAAAAATTTTGTTATCGAGATCAGTTCTTCTCTGACCAGATGGTCTATCTTGCACAAGCTCTGAGTTGGAGCGAGCTAGTTGTGTATCTATTGCTTCAATTTTATCGCTAGTTTTTTCTATCTTTGTAAGGAATGGAAACATACCAATGAATTTGGCTAACTTAACTGCACCAACTTCTGGCTGTGTGACCATGCTTAAAATATCGCCAACCATAGACATAGGGTTCTGAGGATCTCCACCCAGTTTTTTCTGGAAATATTCTGTGGTAAGTAATCTTTCTTCATATGGTGGTAATGGTTGTGGTGCTTCACCACTGTATTCCATCAAACCAATATTAGAAAATGGTGATAGCCTTTTTTCTACAGGTGTCATTTCTGAAGCTCTAGATTGCAATCCGTAATCTATATCTCTCGCTATGTTGAATATATCACTAGGGATGCCCGGTACGCTTCCAGCTAATCTGGTTGCAATGTCATATCGATCTTTTTCACTTAGGCTTGAATCAAGTGGTGTTTGATCAGCTAGTTCAGATCTGTATGCAAAAATATTTTCGTTATCGAAGGAAGCCATGGTTAATTATCACTGAATAATTCTATACTTTCAACTAGACCACCATCTGCGTAATTAGTACCAAGATTTTTATTCATGTACTTAATAAGTTGCTCAACTTTTTCTGGTGTATAAGATTCATAAAGACTTGGATCAAACATCAAAGAGCCAACTTGTTCTTGGTAATTCAAAGGTCTTGGGGTTCCTTTTTTTGGCTTAGTCATTCTTTTGCTTAAATCAGAAAATATATCAGGAAACATAACTTCTGGTGGTACACTTTTTTCCAAGCCACCGAAATATTCGCCCGGTATCATTGTGTCATAACTTAGATGTTGAGTTTCAGGTGCTGTTGGTTTTGTTGGCATACCTTTAAATATTCCATATCCAGTGTCACCTCTAGTTAAATTCATCAAATCAGGTTTAGTCACAGCTTCTAATACATCTTCATATATAGGGAATCCTAACTGTTGCCAACCAGCTTTTTTCATTTGGTTGATCATTTTAAGTCTTATGGCTCCAGCACCTTCTCTGGAAAATCCACCTTTGCCAAGTAATTGATTAAAAATATCTGGACTATCTATCCCAACAAAATCAGGTACAGCAGATTTTTCTCTGGCTTTTTTAGTGTCACCTATACCTTTTCTCATTGCTTTATTAAAAGCATTGATATGTTTTTTTGGAATATTTAAGGCTGGAAGCTGTGCGACCATAGCTGTAGCTACTGGTGTTGAAAAGTTAGATCCTTCTAGTGCCATCGTAGAGTAAACACCCAGTGGATCTTGTCCAGTTTCATCAGCAGCTCTTATGATACCCATTTGTTTTTTATTAGCTGCATCTTCCATTGATGCCCATGCTTTACCTGAACCAGCATGATGGATCATATAATCAGGACCACCTTGCAATGGTATGTTCTGGCTCAATGGCACACCTTTGATACTTTCTAAACCTCTTGGATTGACAGCAGTTCTATCACCTACAACTGGAACTAATACTTTTCCTAACAAATCTTCAGGAGTTTTAATTTTTCTATCAGGTGCAGTTTCAATCAAAGACTTCAATCCAGCTTGATCTGTTTGTAACCTTAGCTCCTCTCTCCTTCTAACAGCTGGTACTTTTAATTGTTTTTTGTATGCATTGGCTCTGGTTTTGATGAGTCTTTCTGTTACAGGATTTCCTGTTTTTGCATCTATAGTTCCTACTGGTGGATGATTATCTATAAAGTTTTCTATTAAACTTGGTAAACCCTTACCTCTCCTCAATGTAGCAACTAAAGGTATTACTGCTTTCAGTCCTAAAGCTGGATTTATTGCGCTTGTAGATACATAACCAGCAGTAGAAGCTCCTGATTGTGGATCTCCACCCAATAAACTTTGTATATATTCTGAAGTTCCAAATCGATCTTCATATGGTCTTTCATCCATAGTATCGAGAAAAGATGGTAGAAATTCTTCACCCTGTTCAACTCTCGCTTGAGCTTTATTTAAGTCTGCTAGAAGATTTATTGTGTCAGCTGGCATTCCAGCTAGTGCAGATGGTATTCCTTTATAAAAATCAGGATCAGCAAGTGGCAGATTTTCTCCTGTACTGGCTACTCTTTTAATTACTGATGGATGTACTGATGCGACCATGCCAAAAGTGTATCATGAACTTCAATCTATTTTAAATTTCTTTTGAATCCACTTGATTCCAGCGTAAATAGATAAGCCATAGATCGCAAATAGCGATAGAGAACCAAAAACAATGAAATAATCTGAGGGATATAGGTAGATTAAGCCAAATAAGCCATCAACTACTGCTTCTGCATCACCAATAGGTGCTAAATTAATGGTTTCATCCATAGAAACTCCAGTTTTTCTTCAAGATATCGAGCCATTGGTCCATAGAAAGCACTGCTACACTGTCATTATCACGCTCAAACTCAGGATTTATGGCATATATGGGCACAACAACCCTAGTTGGTACATGATTAAACTTGAAAATGAGCACTGGGATGTTGTTTTTAGCTGATTCACACACTTGATCCCACCAATCTTTCTTATACCAGTTGCCTTTCTTGTAGTGTTTACACTCAATTGCATGATTTGGTATGGCAATATCACACATACCTTTCTCTTGATATTGATCGAGGTTACGTTTGCATGAGTAATCAAAATTATTTTGCACAAAAAATTCGTTCAGGATTCCTACCACCTGTCTTTCGTAACTTGCGCCTTTGGTTCTGCTATTAATCATGTCTGGGTAATCATAGTCTCAATAGGGTTCCTTTGTAAAATTTTATAAAAAATTTTTTGCATGAAAATTTTTGGTGATTTTCTGTACCTAACTTAGCTATAGCTATAACTGTCACAGCCGTCTGGCATTTGGGGGGGTATAGGGTTCCTTTTTATTAAATGCTAGGAAAACAGCGAACCCATAGGGTTCCTATGAACCAGATAAAAAACCTTTTGCCTAGCTCTGCACAGGACTGTACACAATCTTGCACAGAGTTATATACATGAATACACGCATAAGTTATTGATTTGCTTGAACTTTTTTTGTTTTGGGTGATTTTTCCCAGATTTCTCAGCCTAGCCAAGAGCGAGGTCGATTGCTTAGTTTTTTTATTATAAATCTTTTGTTGAGTAAGTTTCGATATCAGCACCAAATAGTTTGCTCAATCTATCCTTAATATCATCCTGATTCATGCTCTCAATGTTAGCATTGATGTTGATATTCTGGGATCTATTTACAGACAATCCACCCAGTTGATTCAGCTCTTTTATAGCTGAGACTGATGCATTAAATTGTCCAGCTTCGAATGCATCTTCCGCAATTTTCCACAGCATCGTTCCAGTTTTTGCTGGAGTGATTGCATATTTCTCAGCCAACTCATCTCGTTTAATCTTTACTGCTTTGGTTACATTGGGGAAGTCTTTACCATTAAGCATCTTGTTAGCTGATACTGCTGGGAATTCATAGCCAGCTCTCCTTGCAGCTTCTGTTTGTGAACATGTTCCTTCAGTGTAATACCAAACAAATCCTGACTGCATCTTAGTCAAACCAAGTTCTTTATCTTCCTCGAATTGATTAGGCACAGCTGACAGACTTTTCTTTTCTTTCTTAGCCATTACATTCTTCTCTTAATCTCGTAATAAAATGGATCTCGACACTTGAGCTCATAATAGTTTTTCTGCTTATCCAAACCAACAATTCGTTTGTTGTTTATCCTCTTGATCTTACTCAATGATATCGTCATGTAATGTTTACCATTAGAGAATAGTTTGTCACCATCTAGGAAAATAGTTATGTGATATTCTCTCACAAATAGTTTCCTGTAAATTAGTCTGAAGAATCTTACGATCTGAGCTTTCGTAATCATTAAACCTCTATAAAATTTCTTAGCATACTTTATCATTTTCTCTCCCAGATCGTATTCTTTCGCCACTCATCATTCACGATAATACATGTTTTTTCTTTTGGATATAGTTTAACAAATAACCTAGCACCCTGAGTAGGTGTTAGTAATTTCTCATTAAAGATTTCTCTTTCATCATCGTTCATCTCTTTCCACACTCTATAATTCTGCATTCTTGTCTTTTCACTATCATATTTAAATTCTTCCATTTCCTCTCCTAATTAACCAACAGTGTATAAGGGTGTAGTGTGTGACATGTTCCTATATATATATGTTATAACCCCTATAAATGCCACTTATACTGTTTATACTATATATTATTATTATAATAAAAGAATATACCTAACACTACCTATAGCATAAAAGCCTTATAAATCAATATTATTACCACAGTGCACCATACAGTGTACCTTACCTCATTTTTAGCATGACACACTCATAAATCCTTCTTAATCAGCTTCATACCATAATTATTTATACCTTTTTGCACATCAACATCATCTCTTTTAATGAACTTATTCTTCTTAAATGAGTGATAGTTGACATGGTGATGCCAGCGATTAAATCGCCATACTACCTTCGCCACATCTGGATGCAGATCTTCGATCATCTTAGATTTGGGCAAAGTGCCTTCTTTTTCGTAAAATTCCTTCGTGTTTCCACCCTTGATAGCCTGTGTTGTTTGTTTTTCTTGTAAAAACGCATTAATTTGCACTGTACAGTGTCCATCTTTCAGAATCCGCAATGATAAGTCTGTATCTTCATTGTATCGACCTCGCCACCTGTATGGCATATCATTCCTGATCAACAGGACAGAATATATCCTTGTATTTCTAACAAAAGGTGGCATCAAAGTCTTTGCTAACGCAAAAAAATCATAGTTCATGCCAGCGAGATGCACATTAGTATATCTATCTACAAAATCTTCTGCTGCACAAAAGATCGCACCATTAGTTACCTTACACATTAAGTTCTTATTCAACCTCTGGAATGAATTGATGTTGTCATCCATCACCCAATGTCTTTTTGCACCTATATCAATCGCATGTTGCCATGCAAAATTCCTAGCAGAACCGGGTCCCTTCGATTTGCTATAACCCAGATCATCACAGGTATCATAATCATCTAAATACTTCTGAGGTAGCACCAAAATTTTACATTTATCTATGACTCCAGCGTATTTCTCATACTCATGCTTCTCAACGATTATCCAATAGTCTACACCCAAACTTTCAAGAGTTTTGCTGGTATATCTGCTCTCCCATCGACCTTTGGAGACAATATATATTGGATATTTAGGTGTCGTTTTCATCGACATAGTGATACAGAGATCCTCTCCTTGGTGGAGCGTATGGAAACCAAATGGTTTTCTGTTTTGGTGTTATGTGTTGCTCCATAAGTTCTTTAAATTTATCAAAATCCTTCTGGTCCTTAAATCTAACATTGATTTGATGCCATGGTGTTAGATCATCCTGATGAAACTCAGGCATACCTTCCCACTCATCTTCGATGCCAAAATCTAAGTCTTGTTGCTTCCTTCTTTCCTTTAAATTAGGTAAGTTTGAACTTTTATTTGCGCTCATATCATCTCCTAACTAATTTCATTCCATATTCATCGTAATCTTCATAAACCACATCATCTTTAGGTATTAATTTGTTGTTTTTATAAGGTGAATAATCAACATGATGATGCCATCTATTCCATTTCCAAACCACTCTGGCTACATCTGGGTGCATGTCAGCCAACATCTGACTTTTGTTCTTTGTACCATCTTCATCATAGAACTCAGCACTGTTACCACCTCTCATAGTCTGTGTTGCCCTTTTACCAGTCAAAAACTGATTAAATTGCACTGTACACCAACCATCCTTCATCATTCTTAGGCTTAGATCTGTATCTTCATTGTATCTACCTCTCCATCGATATGGCATGTCATTTCTTATCAAAAGACAGCTGTATATTCTGGTATTCAACTTAATTGGTGGTCTAGCATCACTCGCTGGGCAAAATATTGCGTAATTTAATCCAGCTTGCGCTATGTTTTCGTATCTCAATACAAAATCTTCACACACATACAATGGTGTGCCATCTGTGCATTTGACCTTCATGTTGTCATTTAATCTTTCGAATGACTCCAGATTATCATCCATTACCCAGTGCCATTCATGCCCATTTTCAATGGAATGATCCCATACAAAGTTTCTGGCAGCCCCCGGTCCTTTTCTGGGATCATCGTCAATCCAAAAGGTATCGTAATCATCTAAATACTTTTGTGGGAGTATAAGTATCTGGTCCTCATCTACGATGTTCAGATATTCATCTTTCTCATGTGCTTCTACCACCATATAAAAAGGTACACCCATATCTTTCAATGCTCTGGATGTTGGGTTGCGCTCCCATCTGCCTTTGCTCACTATATATACAGGGAATCTGGGGTTCTTTGGATTATCTGATGCATAATAATAACTGCTGGATTTCTCATTCAATGGAAACCATGTAGTCTTGGCTTCTTTCTTTTGCATGCCATCAAATACTTTTTTACCATCGTATATGTGTTCTTTTATTAATGCATGAAAGGTATCGTAATCATCTTGGCATCTAAATCTGAATGTGGCTGTTATCTCAGGATCAGGTCGCTTAATGTTTTTGTATTCAGGCATGCCAGAATAATCGTAGTTGTGCTCACAATCTAAGTTGAGTTGCTTCTGCTTATTCTCCATATGCATTACCAAAACTTAATGGTTCATCTGATACTTTTGTATAACTGAGATCATAGACCTTCTTGCCATTTGACCTTCGTGGTTCTACTCCTCTCTCATGCAATATTCTGTTTGCATCTTTGAAGTCTGGCATCCTTGGGTTGCTGATACCTAAATCTCTCAAGAACTTCGTCATTTGTACTGGGGAAGTAATCTTCGATTCAAAATTGACATGTTCTAAAACTAAATCCTCTACAGTAGACTGAGTTCTATATCCTTCGTTACTGTCCTGTAGTAAATTTCTTTCATCTGGAGATAAGAACCAATTCTTCTGTCCAGCAACATACAGTGTCTCTTTTACTTCTGCCCATACTTGTTGCATATCCAAGCCATGATTGAAATTGATTGCTTTGGTAGATATTACCCAGAATCTTCGATTACCAGTGTTATCTGTCAGAAATTCTCTGCCATTGACTGATGCAAAAAACGCTGTGCGCCTTTGATATGTAGT